GAGACACGGGCACCGGCGAGGCGCGCGGGCGGACGGCGAAAGGCAGGTGCCGTCGATGCCCCTGTTCTCGGCGACTGAGTTCTCCACCTACCTGCGCCCCCGTGCCGTGTCGGCCGCCGAATACGAGCTGGCGCACGAGCTGACCGAGGACGCGATCCGGGGCGAGATCGGCGAGCGCCTCACCGACCCGCCGCAGCGCGGCATCAAGTCGGTCGCCCTCGCGGTCGCCGGCCGCTGCCTGACCAACCCCGGCGGTTTGCGCTCGGCCACCGCGGGCGCTGTCTCCGAGTCCTACACCGACGCCCTGACCGGTGCGGTCCTCACCGACCAGGAGCTGCGACGGGTCCGGCGAGCTGTCGGCCTGGCCGAGACCACCGGCCGCAAGGCCCGGATGCTCGACATCGCCGGAGGCTCGCAGTGAACAACCCCTACATGACCGAGGAGGTCGAGCGCCTGCGCCCCGGGCCGCCGACGCTCGACCCCTACGGCAACGAGGTCCCCGGCCCGGACGAGACGGTCCTGATCACCGGGTGCGCGGTCCTGCCGCCCGACGGCCAGGCCGCCGCGAGCACCGAGCAGACCGACGGCCGCGACCAGGTCGTCGTTGTACGCGTGCTCTTCGCCCCGGCGGGCACCGACCTGCGTGCCAGCGACCGGATTCGGCACGCCGGTTCCACCTACCAGGTGCACGGCCTTCCCTCCCCGTTCCCGGGGCCGCTGGCCCACATCGCGGCCAACCTCAGGGAGGTGACCGGCTGATGGCCTCCTACCGCAGCACCTACACCGGCCGCTACACCGGCATCGGCCGCCTGCTCCAGTCGCCGGGCATGCAGCGCGCCACCGCCAAGGCGGCCCGCCGCATCCAACGGGCCGCTGAGGAGCTCGCCCCTGTCGGCGACCCGGCCGTCGACCCTCACCCCGGCCAGTACCGCGACAGCTTCAAGATCGTGCCGCTCGTCAAGAACGTGCCCTTCCGGGGCAAGCCGCGCCTGAGGTCCGGCTCGCGGCTGGTCAACACCGCCCCGCACGCTCTGCACGTCGAGTACGGCACCGACAAGGTCCCCAAGTACGCGGTCCTGCGCCGGGCCCTGGACGCCGCGAAGATCAACAGTGGCGACTGACCCGGTCGACGTCGAGAAGGTCCTCACCCGCTGGCTGCGAGAGAGGTGCGGCGCGCGGACCTGCACCGAGCTGCCGGCCGCCTTCGAGAAGTCCGTGCCGCTCGTCCATGTCGGCGCCGTCGGCGGCCCGGCCGCCCGCTTCACCTCCGCGCCCCGCGTCGACATCGACGTCTACGCCGCCACCTACGAGGCCGCCCGCACCCTCGCCCTGACCATCACCCGCGAGCTCGCCCTGCTGCGTGGCCCGGCCGAGCCCGGCGCCATCGTCTCCGAGGTGCGTGTCGACTCCGGGCCCGCCGCCCGCCCCTACGGCAACCCGGCGGTGCGCCGGTGCGGGGCGAGCGTCACCGTGCGGCTGCACCCCGCCTCCTACGGGGCCTGACCAACCAACCCACCATGCCGGGCAGTTGCGCGCTGCCTCGCCTCTCGCGCCCCGGGAGGGCCGATGACGGATACCCGAAATGCCGACCTCACCTTCGGCGCGACCGACTACCTGGTCTACGTTGCGCCGCTCAACACCGCGGCCCCGACCGGCTTCACCGCCCCGCCGGCCGCGTGGCTGTGCCTGGGCTGGGTGACCACCGACGGCGGAACGCTCAAGATCGCCGAGGAGAAGAAGGAGATCCAGGCGGCTGGGAGCCTGGAGCCGATCCGGACCCTGCGGCCCAAGTCGACCAAGACCGTCCAGGTCACCTGCCAGGAGGCCCTCAATCCCGTGGTGAGGTCCTTGTACGACAACGTGCCGATCGCCACGGTCAAGCCCGCGGTCGGCGGCACGGTCACCTACCCCCTGCCGGACAAGCCGGCGGATCTCAGGTACGCGTTCATCTTCGACACCATCGACGGCGCGAAGAAGATCCGCCTCTACGCGCCCAACGGCGAGGTCACCGAGCGCGGGGACGAGAAGCCGCAGTCCGACGACGTCATGGGCGTCGACATGACCTTCACCTTCTACAAGGGCGCCGCCTCCCCGGCAGTGTCCCGCAGCGTCGACTACGGCGGCGTCGACGTGTCCGCCTTCTTCCCGGCTGCCGGCGGCTCCTAAGACCTTGTCCTACGTGGTGATCTTCGTCAGTCGCTTGTGGCATGTGATGGCGGCGGCAAGGTCGCAAAAGGCCAGGTAGAGCAGGTGGTCGCGCTCGTAGCGGCAGGCAATGCGACCATGGTCCGCTCGATGACCCACCGGTGGCGGCCCAGGGTCTGGCTCGAGTCGACGCCCTTGCGGGCGATCCGGGGCAGAATCTGCTGCCGACGGAGCCATCGTCGCAGCTCGGGACTGTCGTAGGCCTTCGCACAGGGCGGCGGGTTGACCGACGCCGGGAGGGCCGCGCGGGAACGGGTCCGACTGCAGCTTGGCCCGGGCGTCACATGATGAACCTCACTTGTAGTGGCTGGCAAAATCGAGGGGCCCCCGAGACGGTCTCGGACGACCGCGACAGGGGCCCCCGGGAGTGCTCCGGGAGAGATCGTCAAGAGACGATCAGGCTCCACTTGCTCTCCACCCTCTGATCGCCCTCCGCGGCCATGTAGAAAGCAGTCTGCGGGCCCGACGGGATCGCGTCGTGAGGCCACCGAAATTCGGCGGTGCCCAGGTCGTCGTCGCTACCGATGTCGTCGTGGTCAAACAGCGTCCCGCCGAGCCACAGGAACTGCCCGGGTTCGATAACCAGCGTAGCCTGCGTGGTGATTGGGAAGATCGAGCCTTCGCTGATGTCGATGCTATCGCCGGCGCTCTTCTGGAACAGTGGCTGCTCCTCCATTGTCTGGAACTCACCCAATTCATTGACGAATTGGCGCCTCGCGAACAGGCCGCCGTAGACTTCAAGTTCGTTCCCCGGGTCAGCGCCGGTGTTCGTATTCTTGATGCCAACCAACGTTACAGTGACTTTCCTGGTCATAATCTCCACGACCTCTCTCCCCCTGACACACGTGAATTGAAACGAAAGCCTCGCATGAGGCTGCGACGCCGGCTCGGCGCGGGAGTGCTCAGGATGGAGCCGCAATCAACGGCCGACTATTCATCGAGCTTCTGTATTCCATGTTGGTGCAGCAGAGAGGCATCTGCCAACCGCAACCGACTGGAGATGTGCTGCCGAACTGGTCACACGCCGGAAGAGGCGACCGAAAGGCCGCGCGGGCCGATCTTGTCCGGACTTCTCGGCTGCCGAACGGCCCTGGAACTGCACCGGCGGCGCCGAATCAAGCGGCTCGCGCACACCATCGTCAACCACCAGGCCGCAGGCATACGGCCAGACGTCCCGCCTCGTAAACCCTCTGACCCGCACACCCCGCACCCCTTCGACCACCGGAGACCCGCGCCCATGACCGAGACCACCCCCGCCCATGCCCAGGAGATCGAGGCCACCGACACCGACGACTCCTACGTCGCCGAAGAGCTCGACGGCGTCGAGCTGCGCGTACGCCCCGGCTCCCAGTGGCGCCCCTCCTTCTTCCGGGCCCTGCGGGTCCTGGACTTCGACACCTGGGCCGCCCTGGCCCTGCACCCCGACGACGTCGAGGTGTTCATCGACCTCGACGCCACGATGGGCGACATCACCGCCTTCACCGAGCGCGCCATGACCAACACCACCGGGCAGAGCCTGGGAAAGTCGCGGGCACGCTCCAGGTCCTCGAAGACCACGCGGAAGCGCTAGAGGCCGACCTGGCCTTTCGGGGCATCGACCTCCTCGACGTCTACCGCGGCCGGATGTCGTTGCGGCGCCTGCGGGTCCTGATCGACCACCTGCCGCCGGAGAGCTTCACCAAGACTGCCCTGCGCAACGCCGCGCCGGCCGAGCTGCTGGCGAAGGCCCAGGCCCAGGCCCGCCCGGATCTGGCCCCGTGGTCCGGGGTGGAGCTGCTGCTCGCCTCCGTCCTGGACGCCGTCCGGGTGCAGACCGCCGTCGCCGTCGCCGCGAGCGGCGGCAAACCCCATGAGCCGGAACCGACTCCGCGCCCGGGCATCCCGCCCAGGACCACCTCCCGCCGTCGCCTGACGGACGAACAGCGCGCCGCGCTCGACCCGCGAATGCGAGATCCCCGGGAGGCGTAATGGCGGTGGACATCGTCGGCCAGGCCGGCGTCGACGTCGTCCCCGTAGTTACGCGCTTTCACGAGCGGCTCAAGGCCCAGATCCTG